GTTTATCGACGAGGCACAAGACTTCACGCCATTGCAGTGGCGCATGGCCGAGAAGATAGCGGAGAAGTCAGAGAAGGTTTATATCGCTGGCGATGACGATCAGGCCATTCACAGATGGACGGGCGTGGACGTTAAGCTGTTTAACAAAAGCTCGCCCAACGTGAAAGTCTTGGAGCAGAGTTACCGCATTCCAAGGGCCGTGCATCAAGTGGCAAGCACAATCGCTCAACGGATCGATGATCGGCACGTTAAGCAGTTCGATGCTCGGGACGAGGAGGGCACCGTTGAGTACGTTTACCATCTGGAAGACATCCCGTTGCACGAGGGCTCGTGGACAATCATGGCTCGGATCAATGGGTACGTCTATGATCTGGCGAAGCGCATTCGAGCAGCGGGGTTTAAGTATTCCATTAAGGGTAAACCCAGCATCCCACTTGAACTGGTGGGGAATCTAGGAACGTGGAACGACCTATGTGCTGGCAAAAGCGTGGGGCTGCAGCGCATTATGGATCTCTACTCGGCGGTTCCCAAGCAGGGTAAGAATGCTGTGGTGCGTCGAGGCAGTCAGCAAATGCTTGAGCTTCTGCCTCCGGAGGCAGAGTTGGATATGGAAATACTACAGCTACAGTACGGGTTGTTGGCTGGTGCGGAGCAGAGCGCCTATGAGGTGATGCGCGTGGGCAAAAATGATCAGGATTATATTGACGCCATGTCACGAAGAGGCGATGATTTAATGTCCGAGCCTCGCATCAAGCTGTCCACATTCCATGCAATGAAAGGCGGGGAGGATGACAACTGCGTTGTGTACACGATGTCGACCGCGGCGTGTGTAAACAGCGATCATCCTGACGATGAGCATCGAGCGTTTTACGTTGGCGTAACCCGAGCGCGTCACACGTTATACATTCTTCAGAGCAACTATAAGTATAGGTACACGATATGAATTGTTGGCATTGCGGAACGAAATTAATCTGGGGCGGGGATCATGACGAAGAAGACGAATCCGAGTTCGACATGGTGACTAACCTATCGTGCCCTAACTGCGATGCGTTTGTTTTAGTTTATCGACCAAGGGAGGATGAAGATGAAGAGAGATGAAGTGTTGGACACAGCCAAAGAATTGATCAACGGTCAGAGGGCCGCGGACTACGGTGATGCATACGACAACCATGTTCGGATTGCGGAGGGGTGGAACATTATTATTGGCGGCGCATTAAAGAGCCACGGTCATGTAACTCCTGCGCATGTTGCGCTGATGATGGATTGGGTAAAGAGTGCGCGTTTGGTTGAGAACATCGACCACGAGGATTCGTGGATTGATAAGGCTGGTTACAGTGCATTGGGGGCGGAGCACACGACTCGGGACAAAAGCAGTATGTTTGATATTATGGATAGGATGCGTGAAAAGAATGCAAAGTAATTTATTTGGCAGTGCGCTGCATCACCAGATTAAAAACGAGTTGGATCTGATCGACGCTGACTGGAACATTCCACCGGAGTATCCCGATCTTACGGGCTACAAAGAAGTGGCAGTGGATCTGGAAACCTATGATCCCAACATTAAAACCTTGGGCCCAGGATGGGCTCGCAAAGACGGTCATATCATAGGGATTGCTGTGGCAGCGGGGGAGTATAAAGGTTACTTCCCGATCCGCCATGAAAACTCCCACAACCTTGATCCAAAGTTTACCCTGCGCTGGCTCAAGAAGCAGATGTCGGTGCCTGATATGAATGTGATCATGCACAACGCGACCTACGATGCGGGATGGATGAGGGCCGAGGGCATAGAAATCAAGGGTCGGATTATCGACACGATGATTACTGGCGCACTGGTCAACGAAAACCGCTGGTCCTTTGGCCTCGATGCTATGGCCCGAGACTTTGTTGCGCTGCGCAAGAACGAGAAGCTATTGCAAGCTGCCGCCAAGGAGTGGGGCGTGGATCCCAAGGCAGAGATGTACAAGCTGCCGCCCAAGTATGTGGGGGCTTACGCGGAGCAAGATGCGGTGGCTACGCTTAAACTGTGGCAGGCCCTCAAGATCGAGCTAGAGGATCAGGAACTCTGGCATATCTGGGACATCGAGAACGGGTTAATTCCCTGCATGTTGGACATGCGAAGCCAAGGGGTGCGGGTGGATCTCGACAAGGCCGAGCGGAACAAGAAGTTTATTCGAAAACAATCCAAGCTGATTCGCGGACAGATTGAAAAAGAAGCTGGGATGGAGGTGGATATCTGGGCCTCTGCATCCATAGCTAAAATGTTCGACAAGCTCGACATGGAATACCCAAGGACCCCGACCAAAGAAGACGAGGAAACAGGGAAGGTAACGGGCGGTGCTCCGTCGTTTACCAAAGCGTGGCTAAACAACCACCCCGCAGAAATCTGCCAGCAGTTGGTCAAGCTGCGTGAGTTCGACAAGGCGGACGCCACGTTTATCGACAGCATCCTGCGGCACGAGCACAACGGTCGCATCCATACGGAACTGCACTCCACCCGTAGGGACGAGGGCGGTACGGTAACGGGTCGGTTCTCTTCCTCGAACCCCAACCTACAGCAAATCCCGGCGCGGGATCCCGACATCAAGAAGATGATCCGCGGATTGTTTATTCCAGAGGAAGGTATGAAGTGGGGGTCGTTTGACTATTCGAGCCAAGAACCAAGGCTCTTGGTGCATTTTGCGGCGAGCGTACCGTCTGCGTTGCGTAGTCATGTGGTTGATAACGTAGTGGATGAGTTCAACAGTGGGGATGTGGATCTGCACCAGATGGTTGCGGATCTTGCAAACATTACGCGTAAGCAAGCCAAGACGGTTAACCTTGGGATTATGTACGGAATGGGCGTAGCCAAGCTGGCAGATCAGCTAGGCATTCCCTCAGAGGATGCCAAGGATTTAATCAAGCGGCACCGCAGCAAGGTTCCGTTTGTTAAGCAGCTTGCGGACATGGCTACCAAACAGGCGGACAGTAACGGTCAGATACGCACTCTGCTGGGCCGTAAGTGCAGGTTTCACCTGTGGGAGCCCGTCACCTTCGGAACAGGCAAACCCCTGCCTTACGAGGAAGCTCTGAAGGAGTACGGTAAAAACATCAAGAGGGCCTTCACATACAAGGCGCTGAACCGCCTGATCCAAGGATCAGCGGCGGACCAAACCAAGAAAGCGATGCTTGATTGTTACAACGAGGGACTTACTCCTATGCTCACGGTTCATGATGAGCTATGCTTTAACATAGAGAGCCAAGAGCAAACGGCTAGGATTAAGGAGATCATGGAGACAGGCGTTCCGCTCAAAGTTCCTTCGAAGATTGACGTAGACATAAAGGATGATTGGGGAGAGATCGAATGAAACTTGAGGACATTAAAACGGTTGGTCTGAAAGACATGCATCCCATGCAGGTCCGTCTTCTAATGGAAATGGTGGGTATGACCTTGAACCTTGCTGCTATGACCAGAGACGCGGACATACTTGAGGAAACAGAAGCGTGTTGCGACGAGTTGATTAAGCTGTTTGGCGGGGTGGGTGTTTCGATGTCCATCGAGATTGACCCAGGCCCTACTCACGGCGGCTCGCAATCTATGCATTAGCCGCCGCTTGTTACTGAGATCTACCTAGAGACTTAGCCAGCGCCTGGGTTGCCGGATCATTGCCAAGGATTGCGGGATCCACTCGACCTTGCGGAGCCGAAACGGGCGGGGCTGCAGGGGTCACAGGAGCTTGGTTGAACATGTCCGGTGTTAACCCTTCGAGAGGGTTAGGAGCTTGGTTGAACATGTCCGGTGTTAACCCTTCGAGGGGGTTTGTTCCAACTAAGGCGTCTCGCATTCGAGACGGCACAAACGTACCTTCTGCTTTGCGCTTGCTTATTGTTGCCAAAGGAGAATCGATAGATTCGCGGACCATACGGAACATCTCATCATACGGAAGATCCGAAATAGATTGAAAGTCGTTTTCTTTCTTGCGTCGCTCAATAGAGTTTACTAAATCTTCCGATAGAGGTTTAACATACAAACGGCC